CCATACCAGTAACAATGGTTGGTTTAACTACATTGTCTGGCAGCTTTGGTAGCTTCTTAGCTTTGGTCAGAACATCAATCTTACGGTTAACATACGGAAGCTGGAATTCCTGTGACAGGATCGAGTAGATACCTGATAGGGTGTCTTCTAACTCTCCCGCGAGGTAGCGGATTTCTTCCGCTGTAACTCGCTCTCCGTTACGTTGAACAGAAGATTGAAGCATAAATTGCTGTGATAGGCGTTCTTCAATTCCCTGCATCGCTTGGTAAGCCACACGGAAATCGTTAAACTTATCCATTTGCAAGACAGATACATCAGTACGGTTCCCCTCAATGATTGCTGTATTCTCAGCTTGGGCGATAGTTCGCATACGAGTTGTACCATTAGGGTTCACCATGAAGAGAACCTTGGCAGCTGCGGCTGCGCCTTCAACGATAGCTTGAGATAAACCTTCGAGAGAACGTAGGTCCCCTAGAAGTTCCTCTACAAAGCCTCGACCGTAATCCTCACCATCAATACGGGAGAACCGCAAAGGAAGGAACGGGACTGCATCTTTCTTATATTTACCCTTAGTGCCAGAGACTACTGTCCCTTTGACTTCTTGGTACACATTAAAGAATTCGTTCTTACGCTCGATGTGTGTGTAGACTTCTACAGTCTTCTCATCACCCTCAAGTTTACCTGAGATATTAGCAGCTGTAGCTTTATCTAGGGCGTTAGGTGAAACGTGTTCCACTACTACAATCTCTAATACATCCCCACTAGGGGCGCGTGAGACTACATAACTGTCTAAATGAATTACACGGGTCTTTTCAGCTCCTACATGGAGCAAGACATTCCCGCCTACGATCAAATGTTTCAACGCTTCATGCATCGCAACTCGATCACCCGATGTTTCAATCTCAGACATTACCGCCCGTTCATACTCACCCAACTGTTGCTCGATAGATGTCCGAGCGGCTTCATCCTGTGCCATCTCTTTTAGAGTGTACGGCTCAACCATGAAGCGGAAGAATGGGGAGTTAGGAGGCATGAGAGCTATAGAAAGTTTAGATGCTAAGTTATTCACGCCTCGCGCACCAATGCCTTGGAAAGGAGTATACAAGTCACTCGTTTCGTTATGGACATCCGGTGGAATTAGGGAGGGAATAGTTAGCTCAGAACAATCTCTAGCTCGGTCTAAATAAGATTGACGGGTCTGTTCGAGTTGGTGATACCGCGCTTCTGCGGTTCCCATGCTCATGTATTACTCACTAATCTGAAGACCAGTACCAGTACCCATATTCTTAATGGTTGGGTCCAAGTCTACTTTAAGTTGTGATGTGCCACTTGCAGCATTTGCCGCTGCACCTAGTTCGGCTGCATTGCCACTCTCTGGTGAACTTGGGTCATACATATTGGTCATGACTGGGTTCGGTGCAGCGCCAGCTGCGGGTGGTGGGGCCGGGGCCGGTGCGGGTGGGGGTGTTGGTGTTCCGCCAAAGCACATGATTATTCTCCTAGTTTTGAAGCTTCTTGTTCTTCGTAAATTGTTTGTATGAAGTCTACGACTGAACGCTGACCACCTCGCCACATGAGGATATCATGCTGTTCAAGATATTGTGGTGCTTGAACAGGGAAACGGGAATTGAGTTCATCTAGTAGTTCTTTAGATATATAAGGAAACATTAGTTTAATCCTCTAAGGTGCAACCTAATCGAAGGCTTTGGTCCACATGGCACAAATACCGGAGCGAACCACATCTTCATGAGTGAAGTTACAATGCGCTGCGGGGATGTTGTGTTTGTACATAAGGTCGATAGCAGTCTTTAGACCGCTAGCTCCCTGAAGGTCATGCTGGGAAATATCCCCATTCACGATGACCTTGCTGTCCTCACCGATACGGGTCAGGAACATCTTCATTTCATGTGGTGTTAAGTTTTGTGCTTCATCAAGGATGACGAAAGCATTGTTGAAAGATCGTCCACGCATAACCTCGAATGGGACAATCTCAATGTCGTTCCTTTTTCGAGCTACTTCAAACCTGCCCTTACCAAGCCGAGCCTCTAAGACCTCAGTGAGCGGAATAACCCAAGGAGCAATCTTCTCCTCGATGGTCCCCGCAAAGAAGCCTAGAGATTTACCTGCCGGGATATTGGGTCTGGTCAGGATGATCTTATGTATCTTATGGGCGTTAAACATATCCGCAGCTATAGCAGCTGCTATGTAGGTCTTGCCTGTACCTGCCGGTCCTGTGACGAATGTCTGAGGGAACCGAGCAATACAGTCCATGTAGTTTTGTTGGGCAGGGTTCATTGCAAGAAGAGGCTGCACACGGGGACCGCGCACAACCTCAACTTCCTCCTGCTTACGTTTGTAAGTGGATTTCTTTCGCATTATTTTACCTTAACGGATGGGGCAGGCCCCTGTTGCACATTCATCGTCAGTCAACTCATCGAAGGAGTTGGCATTCTCGATGTCTACTTCTGCAAGCTTTGAGACATACTCATCGTAAGTCTCCTTAGTTACGACCTCTTGCGGCAGGTAGGCATAGCCCAAGTCCGCTGCGGTCTTTGTTGGGTCGTTACGGTAGATGAAGGATACACCCACATAACTATCCCAGTTGGTCAGGATCCACTCGATGATTGAGGGGATTTCTGTTGGGTCATAGCTGATAGTGACAGAACAGTTATGGTCTACATAGTTGTCCATCATAAGCTTGTAGCGGTCTAGCTGTTCTACAGCTGTCTCTAGGTTTACAAACTTACCATCAACCTCTTCGAACTCCACATCATCGTAGGCAACCGGGAAGGTAACCAACACACTGTCAGGTTCGAATGGTTTCTCAATTACAGTGTAACCCGCTGCGGTCATGATTGGTACAATTGGATCATGCTTAGAGAAGGTGACATTGTTAAAGAGATACTTACCGAGAGGCTTGTGTACCCCCTCTGTAGTGGACATGATTTTACTCAGGGTTCCACTTGGCTTGACTGTGCTTACCAGCTTTGGTCGAGGTAGACCTAGTTCATCAGCAATATCATTTGCGCCATTTCGTGCAGAAGCGCGCAGCTGTTGTAGCATCGATGGGATGTTCTTGTGCTTGTTGTGGTCCAAGAACTTCACGATACCTGTAGCACCTACACCGCAGAGACGCAGGAACTCATTCAACTCATGCCATGAACGCTGCAAGATACCATCATCCAAGTTCACACAAGTCTGCCGGTAGTTTGCACGGGCTGCTAGGTATACAGCCTTGTTCAATCCTTGGAAGTCGTTGAGGTATTTACCCCAATCAATTTCTACTAGGTTGCAGAAACTCTTGTTTCCTAACAAGATTTCCGCGCACGGGTTAACTCCTTTGAAGTGTGGAGCACGTTTCTTAGCTGCTTCAGCGTTGATGAACCCCGGCTCAGAACCACCAGCCTCGACCATACGGTCAAAGATGTAGGACAACTCCCACTTGGTGGGCTTGTTCCAGAACATCAGGCTGTTGTTGGATTGCTGCCGGTGAGTATTGTCATGCAGCCAGAAATCTTTCTTAGCTGAGATGAACTCATCGACCTCTGTATCAGTCACAGGCATCACAGCAATCTCTGCCGACCGGCGAGAGGATAGTGTAGTACCCATGTGGTTCAGGACATCTAGGATATCCATGCGGGTCAGTAGCTGTCCTGCACGTTTATTCATGATGTCACAGATGCGGCCCAGCGCGATGTGAAGTGTATCGTCACCGGAGCTGATCCAGCCGTAACCCTTGAGGCGTGTACCCGCTGGTCTGATTTCTGTGTAGTCCAAGATGATCTTGTCTACAGGTTCCTTCAGAGCCATCAGTTTACCGAGAGCCTTGGCCCAAGCTTTTGCGCTATCACCAATAGAAAGCTTGTAGATACGCTTGTCACCGATAGTCCGCGTCTCAGCTACGTTGCCTTCACGACCTTTAGTTGTCCGGCTGGACCGGAATGTTTCAATCTCTGTCTGTTGAGCGAAGCCGTTAAGTGTTCCGACAACAGGCTCGAAGCCTACGCCGCAGCCCTGTAGTAGAAGCCAGAAGGCATCTACCACATCATGGACTGTCTCGATCTTACCGAAACTACAGTTGAACTGTGATGCCTCATGCTTCTTCGCGACATCTGTACCACCCAGCCAGAGTGTGCGGCCAGAGGTCAGAGCTTTTCGAGCAAGCATTAGTTCACGGAACTCATTCAGTTCACCAAGTTCACCTTGGTTAAGTTTATCAGCCTTGGCTCGTTCCCATAACCATTGCTGGTGGCCGATCACTCGGTCCACTGTAGCCTCCCAAGTCTCGAAGACTGTGCCTTCATCATTGAGGGGCCGGTTGTATGTTCTGCGTGTTACCACACTTGCTCGAATGTCACTCATCTATTGTCACCGCTTCCTTGTAGCGTCCCGCGTTCCATACGAGAGGCCAACTTATCTAAATTATTTTGTGCTAATACTGAGAGGGATAGATTGTGCTGCCGAGCGAGTTCACTGACGAACCACAGGACATCTCCTAGTTCATCCAGCACAGCTGCATGTGGGTATGCGTTATCTTTTCGATACCACTTGGCAATCTTACCAGTCAGCTCCCCGACCTCTGAGGTGAGGCCGAGG